AGCTATAGCGTTAGATACTAGTAGAGAGACACTCATGAACTACGAAAAGAGGGATGAGTATTTTGACACTATAAAAAGACTAAAGGCTTACTGTGAAGATTATGCAGAGCAAAGTATCTATATAGGCAAGAATGCGGCAGGGGGTATATTCGCACTCAAGAACTTCGGCTGGAGAGATAAGACAGAGCAAGACATTAGTGTTAAGGAGCTACCGAAGCCGATACTATCGAATATCATAGAGGAAGAAGATGTACGTACAGACGACAGCAGTCAAGAAGCTCTTATCCCTGAAGACTAGAGTTAAGGGCATAGCTGGCGGTACAAGCGCCTCTAAGACTATCTCTATACTCCAGATACTTATACAGAAGGCCCAGACCGATAAGACCCCTACACTTACTTCGGTAACCTCAGAGTCAGTGCCACACCTTAAGAGAGGTGCCATGAGGGACTTTATCAACATCATGACAGAGCATGGCTACTTTCAAGACCAAGCATGGAATAGAACAGACTTTATATATACATTCGAGACAGGTTCACGCATGGAGTTCTTCTCCCTAGACATGCCTCATAAGGTACGTGGTCCTAGGCGTGATAGGCTATTCATCAATGAGGCCAACAACATACCCAAAGAGACATACGACCAACTAGAGGTGAGAACCAAGGAAGAGATATGGCTCGACTGGAATCCTACCCGGGAGTTTTGGTTCTATACTGACCTCATGGGCAAGCCAGACGTAAGCTTTCTCATACTTACTTACAAGGACAATGAGGGACTTGATGAGGCTATTGTTAGGTCGATTGAGTCACGCAGAGATAATAAGCAGTGGTGGACTGTATACGGTGAGGGCAATCTCGGTGAAGTAGAGGGCAAGATATACAAGGACTGGGCCATCATTGACGAGATACCACATGAGGCGAGGCTAGATGCTAGAGGGTTGGACTTTGGTTATTCACAAGACCCCGCGGCACTGTGCTCGATATACTACTACAACGGCGGGTATATTGTAGACGAAGAGTTCGTCCGGGTTGGCATGCTTAACAGACAGATAGCAGACTTTATTAACAACCTACCGAGCCCGCATACGATGGTAGTAGCTGACTCAGCAGAGCCCAAGAGTATAGATGAGATGCGAGAGTACGGTGTATCTATTGTAGGTTCTCAGAAGGGTCAGGGCAGCGTCTCGCAGGGTATTCAGTGGGTACAGGCGCAGAAAATAAGCCTGACCAAGCGTTCAACTAACTTCATTAAATCCTACCGTAACTATATGTGGCAGACTGATAAGGATGGTAATATCCTCGATAAACCTGACCACTACTTGAGCGATGCAATGGACTCTCTCCGTTATGGCCTGGAGTCTCTCAGGCCGAGGATTATGATAGAAGAGGATGACATACCAGCCACTATAGGGAGCTTGATGTACTGATGCGTGTAGTGGAGGGTCTACCACCAAATATAGATGCCATTCGTGCTGTCTTAAGCCCACCAGAGACAGCTATATACACATATGGGGACACGATATACACAGCCAACACTAACTTATCCCCAGACCTAGTGCATCATGAGGAGGTACATGAGAGACAACAGCGTGAGATGGGTGTGGATAAGTGGTGGACAAGATACCTAGAGGATGCAGAGTTCCGCTTATCGCAAGAGGTCGAAGCCTACCAAGAGCAGTACAAGTATATGCAGCACAACTACAGCCGAGACCAGCGGAGAGATGTACTGGCCCACATCGTTAGGAGCTTATCTAGCCCTATGTACGGTGGGTTAGTCAGCAAGGAGTTAGCAAAGGAACTTATAACGAGGGTAGGAAGATGAACATAGAGTACGGTAAGACGATAGAAACGACAGTAATAGACGAGGAAGGAAGCTTTATAGTGAATGAGATAGTAATAGTTAAGGGTGAACCGGCAGACCAGCGAGTACAGATAGAGAAGCGGTTTAGAGTATCAACCGAACAAGAGGAGTTGACCTCATACCTACAGTTTAGAGACCAGACCCGCCACCTACGAGACGCTGCCTTCAGAATCGAACACAAGGGTAACGCAAATAGAACTGGCGACTACTACGTTATCTGGTGTTATTCAATCAAACCCAACGAACCTATCAAATAGTATTGCATTGTAAAGAATATGGTATAATAGGCTCAAAGGTGACCAATAACCCATGTGGCACTACTTAACAAGGAGTAGTAGCCATGTTCTCTTACATTGAGTCAGACAATCTCTACGAACGGTACAACGAGTTTAAGACATTCATGCTCCCTCTACATGAGCCACTCGACGAGTTTGAACGTATCGCCCGTAACAAACCTCACCCTGGCATCGCCAAGAACCTACCAAAGGTGACCGACGGTACCCTCGCTGCACTAATCCAAGAACAACCAAAGCGTATCATCCAGCAAATCCCAACTGGTAAGGTCAAGTCTGACTCCGACTGGCTCGACATCGTTGGTGGGTGGATACTTGAGCACGAGATTATTCCCAACGCTAATCAAGTAGCAGCACTCATACAGAAGTCATGGGCCATGACATCTAAGGCCCTCACATATGGCTCACAGCCAGCCTTTGTACAGTTCGTGAACCGTGGCGAGTACTTCGGCACTGACTTTACTCTGCCATACATCAAAGACGTTCTCCTCGAGCCTGGCAAACTATCTGACCGGGACTCTAATGTCATTATGCTACGTACATGGTGGACCAAGAACCAAGTGGACGCTGTTATCGCCAAGGAAGGTATGCTGTCTGAGCGTGCTAAGGCCCGAGGTGCTCAGCCATACGAGACAGGCTGGGATATTGAGAAACTCAAGAGCCTAAGAGACAAGTCGGGCCAGAAGGACGTTAAGTCCATGACACCTAACGAGCGTGATAAGCAACTCAACTCAGGCTTTATCGAGATAGTGCACGTGTTCCAACGCGGTATAGACGCTGAGTTCTACTCATTCTCTCCACTATTAGGTGATAAAGATAATATCGTCCGTACACGCAAGAACAAAGACCCTCGTGGCGTAATCCCTATCCACTTTATGTATACCAATATTGATATGAGCAACCCACTTGGTAGAGGCTCAGTTGAGCTCTCCGGCGGTATGCAGAACCTACTTGACTCACAGATGCAGTCATTCCAGTACGTGAACGCTCTCTTGATGAACCCACCAGTAGAGAAGCGTGGTAACTTCTCCAAGTCTACTATCCGCTATGAGCCTGCTGCTATATGGGATATGGGCACCGATTCGAACGCCAGTGTGAAGCCAGTCAACCTCGTAACTGAACCGCTAACAGCTTTCCCAGGTACGTACGGATTACTTAAGTCTCAAATCCTCAACCTTAACAGCTCAACTGATACATCAATCTCATCTGAAGTGGGTAACCCAGGCTTCTCTAAGACTCCTGCCGGCGTAAAGACACAGGAGCAACGTCTCGGCGTATCAGACAACTATATGCGTAAGCAGTTTGAGGACTGGTTCGAGGAGACTATGGAGACAGCCATCAATCTCTATTTCGCAGAGCGTTCCGGCGTGCAGGTCCTTACATTAGATGAAGAGACAGCCGACAAGCTACGCAAGCTCGAGCCACAGGCTGTAAATGACAAAGGAGAGGTCCAGGTTGACTTTGACAAGGAAACTAAATCTCTTAAGTTCGAGGTAGACGCTTCGACATCAAGCATGAAGGACGACGCAGCCGAGCGGGATAGATTGGTTGAACTGCTGGATATGAGCCAAAAGTACCCAGCCCTAGCCGAGATGATGGGCCAAGACGGTACTAAGGAGCTCGTAAACCGTATCATCGTCAAGACCGGCGTCGAAGACCCAGAGAAGATTATGCCAGCCCCGGCCGATGGCGAGATAGACCCTAATACCGGCCAGCCAGTGCAGCAACCACAGCAACAGCAAGGACCAGACCCACAAGCTATTCAGCAGATGGTCATGCAGACAGTTGACCAAGCTATGCAAGCCCAGGCTGCTAAGGACCCTAAGAACAACCCAACTATACAGCTCATGGATGCTCTAAAGATTAAGTTCACGGACCTACCAGAGGACACTCAGCACCAAGTTCTCGAACAGGTGGGTATGCCATCAAATCAGCCCACAACTACAGCCCAGGAGCTTGAGATTAAGCGACAGGACAGCGGAGCACGAGCAATGCAGACCTCACACAGCATGGCCCACGCAGATATGAGCGCTATGCAGCCCGAAGTTCCTAACGAGCCACAAGTTAGCGAAACTACCCAAGAGAACACGAACGAGGCCCCTGAGCAGCTCACTCAAGAAGACCAACAGCTTATACAGATGCTCCAACAGAGAGGCTACACAGACCAGCAGGTTGCACAAGCGGTGCAGATGATGAAGTCCGGCGCAGATAATAGCAGCATTATAGCAGCATTACATGGAGGCCAGGCATGAGCGAGTTTGACGAAGTAACAGACAACCTCGTACCTGGGGTGTACCAGCCCACAGTAGACGAAGATACACAGAAGCAGACAGCCGAAGAGCGAGCAATGGTACAGGCTGCCGCCCCTATGCTTGATACACTCCTGGCGTTCTTTGATGAACAGATAGCTCAATGCTCGGATATATCTAGTATTGATGTTGAGGCCGATGACCTAAAGGTGCAGATACTCGCTCAGCGTATGTTAGCCGACCGGTTATACGTAGCGAAGTCCCACCTGGAGAACCTCAAGGAGGCACACGTCAAAGGTTGATTCCTACCTGGCCCTTCCGGGGCTAGTCAGGAGTTTATCTCAAACTCTCACAGCGACGGTGTACAGTCGTAAACTCAAGGAGAAAATCATGGCTGAAGAAGCTACAGGCGTTAATGAAATAGTAGAGCAGACAACTACTACTCCCGAATCGCCAACGGAAGAGACCAAAGAGACTGCGGTTCAAGAACCAACTGAGGAGCTATCCGACGAGGAGCAAGCTGCGAAAGAGGTTGCCGAAGAGCTAGAGGAAGATGGCGCAGAGCCGAAGGAAGAGCCAGACGAGGAGTTAGAAGACGAATCAGATGACGAACCAGAGGTAGAAGCCGAGGAACCCGAAGCAAAGGAAGAACCCCCCAAGGGAGCAGAGGCTCGTAAAGAGCAGTTGCAGACCGAAATCAGGGACCTAGTATCGAAGCGTAATGAACTTCGGCAAGAGGTTGAGCGGGTTAATGCGCAGGTGTATGCCCTACAAACCCCTGAAGAGCTAGTGGAACAAGGATACGACCCAGCAATGGCTCGTGTTGAGGCTCTCGAACAACGAACCCAAATGGCTGAATACAACGCTCATGTCGCAGACTTGAACGCTAATCTTAACCAGCAGGCACTCGAAGTTCTCAGAGACTATCCAATCTTCAACCCTGAAGCTCCAGAGTACGATAAAGCACTCGCAGACAGAGCAGAGACAGTGTACAGGCAGGCAGCACAACTACAGGTAGACCCTCGAACAGGACTTACCGTGCAGGCCAACGCACTACCTTACGACATATATAAAGCATTTGCTGAAACCGCTCAGGTCGGAACGCAGAAAGGTGCAGTAGCCGGGCAAGTAGCAGCTGAGAAGAATCTCGCCGCAGCCGATACAGTATCCTCAAGCGCTCCTAAAGCCCCAAAGGTAGATAACTTCCTTAAGGGCCTGATGGGTGACAGTGATTAAAGGAGATTAACCAGATGGCACAGAATTTCGCCTCAAAGTACGAGAAGGTTATTGATGAAGTCTTCCGTCTCAAGTCGGTAACAACCGGCATCATCAACAAAGGTATTCGTCTAGACTACCAAGGTGTCAACGCTGTAAGCATTTACGGTGTTGCAACTGTATCAGAAGTAAACTACACACGAAGTGGTTCTAACCGTTTCGGTAGCCTCGCTGAACTAGACACAACTAAGCAAACCTTCACCCTTTCACAGGATAAAGCGTTTACTTACACAATCGACCGTGGTAACTACGAAGACAGCATGATGGTAACTGAAGCTGGTTCAACGCTTAAGCGTCAAATCGAAGTTGTTTGTGTTCCTAACACTGACATCTACCGATTGACTACCCTACACGCTTACGCTGTAGCCCAGTCTTTCACTGCTACTAACTCAGGCACTACTTCTACAAGCTCAACAGCTTACACGAAGTTGCTCGACATGCAGTCTATCCTAGATAACAAGTTTGTACCAACTGAAGGCCGTGTTGCATTCGTAACACCTGCATACCTATCTTTCCTAAAGCTAGATGCTAACTTCACGAAGGCAAGCGACATCACAACTAAGAACCTCATCAGTGGCCAAGTTGGCGAAGCTGACGGCGTAAAGATTGTTAAGGTACCAGTATCTTACCTTCCTGCCAAGGCTGAAGTCCTTCTCGTACACGAGGAAGTTCTTGTTGCACCTCACAAGTTCGACACTTACCGAATTCTCAAAGAAGTCCAGGGTGTTGATGGTTGGGTTGTTGAAGGACGCCGATACTACGATGCATTCGTACCTACAAACGCAGGTAAGGGTATCGTAATCACTCAGACAGCTTAGTTTTAGCCACGTAACTAATAAATAAGGAGTACACTAATGGCTTTTGGACAAGAACAGAACACATACGACATCAACGAACCTGGACGGTGGAAAGACCCCCAGAGTAAAGCAGAACTTACCGTAACCATGTACGCGGCAGCAGATGCTCTCGCGCGCATGGGCTGGGAACGCCTCGGAGATGTTGACCCAGAACAGATTAAAGACCCTTACGCTGAAGCTTCCAAGGCTGAGAATGCCGCGGAAGTAGCTAAGGGAAGTAAATAAGGAGTCTATAAATGGCTAACGATACAACCCCACAGTTAGGTATTTCTCTACACGGCACTGGTGGACAGGCTTACGAGAATATCGACACTAGCAAGACCCTGGCTGAAGCTGACAACGGCGTCATCCAGAACGTAATTGCTGACGCGATTACAATCACTCTACCTGCAACAGTGGTAGGCACAACTTACACTATCCGCAACGGTGGTGTACCAGTTACTTCCGGCCCAGCTGGAACAGGCTCGAATGGTAGCGCTCTCGTTACTATCGCTCCTAACGCTGCTGACAAGATTATGGGTGCTGGTTTCACCAGTGCTGATAACAAGGCTGCATTGAACACCAAGGCAACCGCTCAGGTTGGTGACTACATTACCCTCGTTGGTGATGGCGTCAACGGCTGGATGGTACAGTCCTACAAGGGTGTTTGGGCTCGCCAAGCTTAATCAACTAATTAAGGAGATTAGCTCATGGCTACACCAAATGTTGCTAAAGGTGGCAAGACAAGCAAGCAGGTCATGGTACCTGTTAGCCGTAAGGCCGCAGTAGCACAAGGAAAAGTAAACAAGCTCAGCTCTGGTAAGAGTAAGCCTGTGTCAGGAGTTGTAACAGGTACTACTGTTCACAAACCTGGTCACGACGGTTTCTCACACCACGGCATGTGCTAGACGGGTTGCCCCCTTCGGGGGGCCTTTCCCGTGATATAATACTAAGTAAAAGGAGAACACTATGGCACAACCAAGTTCAACCCTAGGGGACTACATAACTCCAGTTGATGGTGGCCAATGGTTTGCTTGCAATAAAGCAATAACATACGCTGCTGGTACAACAGGTGCAGTAAGTGCTAAGACCATCTTCACTGTTACTGGTTTAGTGCGAGTAAGGCTGTTTGCTAAGTGTACTGCTACTCTGACGAGTGGTGGTGCAGCTACCGTAGAGGTTGGTACAACTACCAACACTGCTGGTCTGATAGCACAAACTACAGCCACTAACATTGCTACAAACGAGATATGGCAGGATGCTACGCCAGATGCTTCTGTAGAGTTGGAGACTACACGCCCTACCTACCTCGTGTCTGAAGACATAAAAGAGAAGATTGCGACAACTACCGTAACAGGTGGTTCTATGCAGTACGCTTGTGTATGGCAGCCAGTAACGGCTGACGGGATGGTAGTAGCGGCCTAGTAATGGACCCGAAGGCACTTGTACAGGCAGTGGCACGGCAAAGAGCTGAAGTTCAGCAAGCCCAGGATGCGGAATCCCAGGCAGAGAAGGACTTCACGATAGCTCAATTCCAATCTGTGGCTAAAGCAGTCACAGATGCTACTACCGTACTTGTGCAGTACTTATCTAAACTCGAGCCAAAGGTAGAGGTCAAAAACTTCCCTAAACAAGAGAGTGACAAAGACGTAGTAAAGGCCGTTAAAGGCCTAGAAAAGACCCTCAAGCCTCAAAAGGTAGACAACGCGGACGTCATTAAGGCTATCAAGCTGCTAGACAAGTCAATCGCAGCGATACCCAAGCTAATGCCCCGCACAGAGGCCGTCTCCGTTACGAATATAGCCGAAGTGGCCCAATCGCTCGCGGAAGGGCAAAGACAGCTCACAGCGGCTCTAAACAAGCTAGAACTGAGCCCGAAAATTACCGTGCCGAAACCACAGGTAACCGTCCAGCCAACCGACGTAAAGGGCGTTATCAAGGCCATCAAAGAGGTCAAGCAGGAAGTCATAGATAAACCAGTACCCGGAACTACCGTAGTCCCTACTGACCCTCTTATCCGCTTTACCCCGGCGAATATGGACGATACGGGAGATATAGAGTACTACAGCTACATAGCTACCGATGGTGAGTTCTATATCCGCAAGGTTGATGGTACTGGTTCTTATAAGACTATTCGGTTCTACTTTGGTAAGGGGACATCAGCTACCCACGACGCAGCCTGGACGGCTCGTGCAGGACTAACATACAGGATGTGGACAACATAATGGGACAGAATGACATACTCTTAAACCGTAGAATCGTTACTACACGTAGCGCGGACTATGTTACGAAGATTGAGAACCCATCTACCGGGGTGTACTACATTGGGAAAGCTGTTCCTGGCACTGCTGTAAGTGCCGCCGCGTGGCAGATAAAGAAGATAGATACCAATACTCTCGCGATGGATAAGGGATATGCCGGCGGAGCTGCGACCTTTGTCAACGTGTGGAACTCACGAGCAGGATATACATACTCATGACACGTTTTCAAACTTACCAAACAGAATACGGCTTTATCACGATTGACACTCACACTGAGACTCCGCCAGAGGACTTCATTGCGGGACCATTCGACAACACCCTTGCCGAGGCTGACGTCATACAGAACGGCGCAATTATTGAAGTAGTTGATGATAGCCTCGTAGTCACTCCAGATGAGAGAGAGGCTGTCTAGTGGCTACATTCACTATCACTACATCAGTCAACATCGACACCCTTACTTCTAAGGCGGGTGGGGATACCTATAGCATCAACGGCGGCACACTGACTGTTGACCAAGACTCACGCTACGGCTTAGAGCAGACTACCTCGACGACCATTGGTACTATAACAGTCTCAGCTACCCTAGGGGGGAATATCACCTTCAATGCGGCAGCGGTACGACTTATACCGTACAATACTGGCTCTGGTAACGTGCCAGCAGGCGGTACGACCATTACTCAGGGCTCAGCATCGGGCAAATTAATAGCCGTTTACTCAGCCCTAAACGCCGCTCCAACAGCGGCAGGTGCAGCCATGCCAGCATCGGGTTACGTGAAGATTAAACAGTGGAACTCAGTAGCCTATGCAGCGGGCGCCCTCACAGGCATCGGGGCTACAGCCACAGGTGCTGACGTAGCAGGGTGGATTGAGATTAGTGCTGACGACGCTGGTATTATCACCATGCCTCGTCTTGGCAACACATCTACCAAACTAGCCCAAGGGGACTGGTACCTCATCGGCACAACTGACGGCAACAGGTCAACAAGCTGGCAGATACCCTCTAATGGGACACTTCAATATCATGGTGGTGTATTCGTCGAGACTGGCTCATCAACAGGTGTGTACGAATTCTATCCAGTAAGCGGCGAGACTGCTACGGCCGCCAAACTAGGCACTGACGCTGTACGTGGTAAGTTCTGCTATATCGCAACTGACGGTACACTCCGCTTCGGTAACGACGGTACCAACTCAACAGGTGGCTATGTGCCCCCAACAGGTCGTAAGATTGTAATCGGCAATATCTTCTTTGCCTGTAACACAACGGCTGCTCGTACAGTCAACGTAGAGCCTAACGCTACACTCACTACTCGATTTAAGTTCACTACTACTGGTGGTGGTGTAATCAACATGGATAAGGTATCGATGTCCTGGTATACACGCTGGACGAACGCCTACTCAGTCAACCTCACGTTCTGTGGGTTCCTAACCACGATTGAACCATCGAACGTAGCTACGGTAGTGACTCTTGATAGGTGTGGTGGCGGGCATCACTCCTCAACAGCCGTTTATACTGCCACATTCAACGCCCTGGGGTGCCTGGTTGGCATAACCATCACCAACTCGTACTTCGGTCACTCTCCATCAATCTCAAACGGTTACTGCGGACAGTTCATTAACTGCAGCAATGTATCGGTCACGAGCACCAAATTCATGTTCTCGGGCACCAGGACAAACACAACTGCTGGCTCGCTGAGCTTAACCAACGTGAGTACAGCAACCTTCACCACTTGTACGTTCAACTCACGTATCCTACAGACTAACGTTAGTGGCACAACCTTCAATACTTCCACCTTCTATGACCCACCAGGAGGCAATAGCGTATCATCAAGTGCAATTGCAGGGTTCTCATTCATCAACGCCGTAAATGTGCTGATAGATGGTCTCGACTTCGGTGGTCTTACTGGCGTTGCACCATACAGCACGTTCTTCTCATTCAACCAGTCTAATAGCGTGGGCGTAAAGATACGCAATATTGGCACGGTGTCATCGCCACTAGACTGTGGTGGGCCTGTCGTGAGCAACGTATCGTGGACTCGTGTGACTACTACAGCTACCGTGACCTCAACAGCTCACGGCCTGGCAACTGGTGATAGCATTGGGGTATTCCAGTGTTCAGCTACAACCCCAGTCGCACTTGCTATAAAGTCTGTGACGGTTATAGATGCTAACACTTTTACCTTCGCTGCGACTAACTCAGGTGCTACGTCGGGTACTCTAAGCTATTTCCTAGCTGTATGCTCAGGCTTCCTGACCTTCCAGAACAACACCTACGCGTCATCAGTAAAGTTCCAACGCGTATATATGACCCACTTCAGGGCTTCTGGCTGGGGGGGTGGTAATGATAACACCGACATCTCATTCGATAACTGCACGATAGACGCCGATATATTCCAGACCTCTACGTTCCCATTCGCAAGATTTAGGGCACGTTCCACACTGGCGAATATAGCTCGAACGGCCACGACAGGTGTGTATGGGACCATCTGGGAAGATTATTACATATCTAGAATGCTAACGTCGCCAAGTGCTCAAGCGTGGTCGCGAACTACCACTACAGCTACGGTCACGACAACCGACCATAACCTGAGAACCAACGACATAATCAACGTTCAGGTATCTAGTGATGAGTCGGCTGTAGCATTGGGCCAGAGGACCGTCACAGTAGTTGATAAGGATACCTTCACTATTACCGCTACCAACGCTGGTTCTGCATCGGGTACTTGTACCTACAAGCCAATGAACGGCATCATAAACATCCAAATGAATGAGTCTGACTCGGTGACAAGCAGCTACTACACGAAGGACGCGGGTACGCCAGTATTCACATCGGCGGGTACGCTCGTGATGGGAACAATCAACGACCAGGTAACATGGGAGACGCCCGATTATATCCTTGGGCATCTAAACTTTAATGTCGCTGAAGCTGTCATGGCTGGTGGTACCCTAACCTATTATCTCGTAACTTACTCAATTAACACTGGTTCTGGCTACTCATCTTACAAGAACCTCTCTCGACCAATCACAGCCACAGGCGGTGCAAGTGCCTCAACTACGATTAGCGTAGGTGACACAAGCAATATTGCAGTCGGTGACTACGTATTCGGTACTAACGTAGCTCCAAGGGCCAAGGTAGCAAGCATCACCAATTCCACCGATTTCGTAGTAGATAAGGCTAACGTGGGTGTTGTCTCCGGCACACTCCGCTTCAACCAGCTGCCTAGTGAAGCAAACAACCCAAGCACAGGCTTCAAGATGAAGCTACGCATAAAAACCCTCAACACGAACACCTCAGCTATCAGCTCAATCTACTTCTACGCCTACTCAACAGCTACCGAGCGAGCGTATACCTACACCCTCAACCCAACGACTCTGACTCTGACAGGACTTGTAAGTGGCTCAGACATCTCAATCCGCACAAGTGGGGTACTGGGCACGGCTTTGACAAACGTAGACGCCAACTCGGGTACGACCTACGCCTATGCCTATGACTACACCGCAGGAACAGTAGTAGACATTTACATCTACAAGGCTGGCTACAAGACGTACGAGATTAACGCATACACCCTGCTCTCGAGCGATACGAGCTATCCTGTAACCCAATTAGTAGATAGCGAGTACACGCCATGAGCAAAATCACCTCAAAGTCCAGCATAAACGTAGGAACAGAGCTGACCATCAACACGGCTGCTAAGACCTTCACCTTGGTAGCGGCAGGCAACCTTGTAGCTAAAGACGGAGTGACTCTATCAGCCCTTTACTCAAAGTTCGTAGACCTCTGGCAGACTTCAACCTACAACAACTACCAATTCCCAATGTATGCCAAAGATTTAGTAGCTGGTGAGTTTATCTTCGGCTACTCTGGCGTGACCTACAACGGCTGGGCCCCTGCTGACGACACGACCCGTGGCTACCTGAGAGATGGTGGTTGGAGCGAGTACAACTCGTCTGGTGTACTTCAGAGACAGTACGTCGGTATCGTATCTCTCGGTACGCTGGCTAGCTCGGGCATACAGACCTACTACCAGACAACCAATGGCGGGAGTGCAACCAACTTCACTTACACGGACGCTCCTAACCAGGGCGTGAAGGTCTACGATGTCTCAGGTCCCCTAGACACTCGAACCTACTTCAAGGCCTACGCTAGGCAGTACGCCTACCTATACTCTGAATCAACTCTAAACGACACAGGTCTTACGGGTACTGGTCCGTATAAGGTAAACGTCCTGCTCTCTAACAGTACAGACTCTAAGATACAGGCTGCCGACGGCTCGATGGGCTCTGCCCCGTACTCAGGCATCACGACGACATGGCTCATAGGTAATGGCTTCACGGCAGCTAGTGTAGGTTCATTATCAGTCAACGATGTACGCCAAGATGGTGCTGGGCGGTGGTTCAAGTGCACTGGGGCGGGTACTATAGACGCTGCTGGTGTGGCTAACTACACCCTCAATGGGGGTTCGGCTACTCTCACAAGCTACTCTGGCGAACGGCAGATTGGCTCATCTTACTATGCCTTCAATATCATTGTGAACGGTAACTCCGCGACTAAGGAGCAAATATACACTAAGGTTCAGTACCTCCTCAGACAAAACTCCGACATCGACTCCGCTTCAGGTGGTCACACAGGTAAGATAACAGCCTCACTCATGAGCTTCGCTGGTGACACGCTCACTACTACTACAGGCGTATACATAGACTCTTACCTCGTAGCAGACAAGAACAACCTACAGTTCACAGACGTTGGTGGAACGGTACGCACAAATCCGTTCGCCGTACAGGGTACATTCACTTTCAACTCTTACCTTACGTCAGGCGGGACTGGTAAGTACCGTATGTACTTCACCACCAACCCTACAGGTAACTACGGGACATCGACTGCCGTAACTGTCAACGATGCATCAGGCAGCCCAATCACGGGTACCATAACTGGCTCGAGCATAGCCTTTACATATGACTACGACGGTAACGTACAGGGCGGTAGAACTGCAGCGACTGACGCAGCTGTAACCGTAGTAGCAGTCAACCCAGGCTCCAGTAAGGTTATCGTAGCGACAGCTACAATATCCAGGACTTCGACGACTTCAATATCTGTCACGGCTGAACAAGACCTTGGATACGTAGCAGCGACATCTGTAACCTACACCTTCTCAGGCTCAGCTAAGACAATAGCTCTCTCCGCAGGAACAACATCGTTCTCTACTAAAGACGCATGGTCTAGATGGATTGACTGGATGGCTCTATCTGACAACTCTAAATACCTACCAGCCTGGACATCACTTGGTGGTAACACGATTGACTCTGGTGCGGGTACTTCAATCCCACTCTACGACTACCTTTCTAACGGCTGGAAGATTAAGCCAGATGAAGTTTCGCATACCCTTAAGGTTACAGGCGGAATTCTCCTGACCGACGATGGCACAGAGCCTATTAACGCCACAGTCGGGGCGTACACGGTTCGAGTAGTCTACCAGCAGCCAGTGCAGGCTATCGCAACAGGTGGGCTATTCACGACGGCTGACGTAGCGGACCTGAGACTGACTAACGTGCTAGTCAAGGACGGGCTAAGCTAGAGCTTGACAGTCTGTAACTATAAGCGTATTATGAGGGTATGAAAAGACTCGGGTACATACTTACACTTATAGGGCTTCTGTGGATTCTTTCACTGGTTATTGGTTCGGAACCATACAGTAACCAAGAGCCAACTCCTAAGCCGGCTCCGGTAAGGGAGGCATATCAACACCCTCCGGATATAGACGCTATGTTTTCCACGCTTGGGCTGAAAGACACTCAGTATATAAAAGTTGTCTATACAGACACTACGCCTTGCGGTACGAACAACCCAGCAAGCGGCGTCACAACTCGTGCCTGTACTGAGACGAAAGATGGCAAGATAACTATGTATCTAACAAGCTCGTTCACGAGTGATACACAGATAAGTAAGTACCGTACCCTAGCACACGAGTACCTGCACATACAGTGGGCTATGGGCGATAAAGCCAACTCCACGACCCTAATAGACGTATACAACTCGAATTCTTACTTCAAGAGTCGTATGTCGCCATATGAGAAATACGGTGTTACATCTGAGCAGTTCCTCAACGAACTCAACTCTATTGAATGTACCGAGTGGGATGATTCAGCCTTGCCCTTCTCACTACTCGACTACTGCAAACGCCTTGTGCCAAACAGAAACGTCTTGCCAAGTCTGTTCAGATAGGGGATAATAGGTGTATCAGACCTATACTCAAGATAAGAGGTAGGCCAAAGCCAGCAGAAAGCTCCTGCGGTGGATATAAGAAGTTATATTTATCAAAGGAGTTATCATGGCAACTAATCTCGAAGCACAACAGTTAATCCGCACAGACCCTACCCTAACAACAGCACAAAAGCTTTTTGGCGGCTCTACTCTGTCACCATATAACCTGCTAGCTGGTCCAAATGGGAGCACGTTAGGACCAACTATAGTCAATACGAAACAGCCAGAACTAGGCGGTGGCGCAGCTGGTGTAACAGGTGGCGCAACTTATGACCCAACCTATACAGCAACTCTCGCCGACCTTAACGCTCAAGAGGGGCGCATTGGGACGCAATTAGATACGGCTAACAAC